AAAGTAATCCCCCCCCTCCCCACATTTTGGCGAATTAAATGTAGGTGGGTGTGGTTATGTATAGAAGTATTTATGTATTTATGTATTTAGGGGTTGACGGAAATATTTATTTATGATATAATATTTATAGGAGGTATAAGTTATGAAGTATGACAACATTATTGATACAACATTAATTGCTATTGGTACGGCTGTAGGTATTTCACAAATAGAAAGTATAATAGGTATTATAATTATTTCAATACAAATTTTATGGATTTTATTTAAACTATGTTATAATGTTTATAAATCAATTAAAAATAAAAAGTTTGAAAAAGTTAAACAAGAAGTTGACAAGGCTATTGATGAATTAGAAAATCTTAAAAAAGAAGGTGGCGATTAATGGGTAGAAAAAAAGAGTATGATTTTATAGGAGGTATGGGGTATACTTTTATTAATTCTAATGTTTATGATTTTAAAAATAAACAAGTATGTGTTAGAAATAATATGCAATATATGTTTTCTAAAACTTCTAGAATGTTTAAGTATGAAAATTTACCTAAAACTATTGATAAACGATTACTTGAATTGTGGTTACAATCAATTGGTTATCTTTGTTGTTTCAAGGCTAAAACTTTATCAAATGGAATGCTACAACCCTTAACTGAAGACTTGAAAGGTGAAGGCGATTTGTATATATGCTTTGGTGCGTGGGGTGGTGAACTTGATGGCAACTATTTACCAAAACAATTTATTATTGCAAATCCTGTATATGGAAGTTTTACACTTGAAGTTGGTAAGAATTGTGTTATTATCAAAAATGATAGTACTTTAATTGGCTTAACACCATTATGTAGAAGATATGCAACGGCTTTAACTGAAACTGAATTGTCTTTAAAAATATCAAGTGTGTTAACAAGATTAATGACAATCGTTGCAACAAGTGATAAGAATACAAAAGAAAGTTACGAAGTGATGATAAAGAAACTTGAAGAAGGTGATTTGTTAAGTGTTTTTTCATCACAAGCAATTATGGATGAAGAAGTTATCAAAAGTCTTTTCAACGGGCAAAATAACAATCAATCAATTACACAATTAATTGAGTTACTTCAATACTATAAAGCAAGTTGGTTTAATGAATTGGGCTTAAATGCCAATTATAATATGAAGAGAGAAAGTCTTAATAGTAGTGAAAGTCAATTAAATGATGACGCTTTGTTACCTTTTGTAGATGATATGTTATTGAGTCGTCAAGAAAGTTTTGACAAAGTCAATGAAATGTTTGGCACAGATATTCAAGTTGATTTAGGCTTATCTTGGAAACTTAAAAAAGATGAAATGATACAAGAAGTTGAAAATGAGGAGGTTGATAAAAGATGAGTTGCGAAGTACTGAACCGACCGACACTATTAGAAACAATGCCGAATAGTTTTAAGCAAGATTTTAGAGGATTTATATATTATTTAAAGCAAACTTTAACTGAAAGGCAAGTTGATATACCCTTATTTTTACAAAGCGATGAAACTAATGAAATGCTTGACGTATCATTAATTTATCAAAAATGTGGTTATAAAATCATCGCTAAAATTGTTGAAATATTTCTTAATGAAAACAACCAATTAGATGTAGAGAAAATTAAAAGTCTTTCATATATGATTTATATTAAAAATATTGCAAATTGGACTAATATATTTGAAAGTTTAACAACTAAATATAATATTTTAGATAGTAAGAAAGAAACTAAAACACGTACACCTAATTTACAACACGATGATACAAGAAATATCAAAAGTAAAGTTACTAATATTAATCAAGTTAGTGGCTACAATAGCGAAGATTTTACAAACTTAAATCAATCAATCAATAGTGGTGAAATGAATGACAACGAAGAAACACGAACCACAAAAGAAACAGGAAATGAAAAGATTGAGTCTAGTGGCAGTGATATACCTTCTCAAGATTTAATCTTAAAAGAATTAGACTTAAGAACTATGAATAATTTTTATGATATTATTCTTAAGTCGTTTGATGATTATCTAACTTTAAAAATTTGGTTATAAGGAGGTTTTAAGAATGTCAAAAAAAGGTGGTTATTTAATTATAGATTTAAAAAATTATGATTTATTAACAACAATTGAAGGCACTAGCTCTTTACCAATAAAATACTGTAAAGAACTAATTCAATTGTTAGAACAAAATTTTAACAAACAAGTTTTAATCAGTGGTATAACAATTAATAAAATTGAAAAAAATGATTGTGTAACAAATATTCATTATTATGGCGGTTATTATACTTTTACTTTATATGGTTTAAGTTTTAAACTTAATGAGAACGGTTTAAAACCTTCAAATATTGTTATTAGCGATTATAAAGAATATGAAGCACCTTTAACAACTGGTAATAATTTTGTTAATATTGCTATTAGTGACTTTCCACATAATAGAAATATTTATGTATTAATACGTTTACACAATACTAGCACATCCACTGACACTTATGCTGGTACATATATACCAATTATTACTAATAAAAGTTATGTAATTCAACAATCAGGAAATTTATTTTTGGCTCTTGAAGTGCAAGAAGATTATTTTATACTCGCTGTAAATGGGGAGTTATCAAATCTTGAAGCATACATTAAACTATATTATATAGAATAAAGGAGGAAATTTAAAATATGAAAATTACACAAGTTTATGAATTAGTCAATAATATGACAAAAGAGGTATTAGGTGAAACCGAAGTACTTCAAGAAGACCTTTCCAATGTAGTAGATATTGGAGGTAAATTACAAGAAAAATTAGGTGTAGACAACTATTGTAATGAATTAGCAAATAGAATTGGACGTACAATCTTTGTTAATCGTCCATACAGTGGTGAACTACAAACAATCTTAAAAGATTATTGGGAATATGGCTCAATCCTTGCAAAAGTGCGTGGTGAAATCCCTGAGGCAATTGAAAATGAAAGTTGGGAATTAGTCGACGGTGCAAGTTATGACCCTCATGTTTACAAGAAACCAAAAGTTTATGAAAAGTTTTACAATCAAGCAAGTACTTTCCAAATTCAAGTATCAATTACTACACTTCAAGTACAAGAAAGTTTAAAGAGTCCTGAAGACTATGTTAAGTTTATTTCAATGATTGAAGGTAATGTTCAATTATCAATGGAAATTAAAATTGAAGAATTAGCAAAACGTTGTGTTAATAACTTTATTGGTGAAACTTTATTTGACGCTTACAAGAGTGGCACAACTTTTACAGGTGTAGGAAACACACGTGCAATCAATTTATTTGCAAGATATAAGGCTTTACATCCTAATACAACATTAACAGTTGCAACGGCTTTACAAGACAAAGAGTTTATTAGATATTGTGTTGAAGTTATGACTTTAACAATGAACCGTATGAAAGCCGTTTCTAAGTTATACAACATTGAAGGAACAACAAAACATACACCAAAAGACTATTTACATGTTGTTTTACTTAACGATTTTGAAAGTGCAACACAAGTATACTTACAAAGCGATACTTACCACAATGAACTTGTTTCTTTACCAAAACATGAAACTATTTCATATTGGCAAGGTAGTGGCACCGATTTTGCGTTTGACAGTGTTTCAAAGATTAATGTTATAACTGCAAAATCTAACAATGTTACCGCAAGTGGTATTTTAGGTGTTATGTTTGATGATGAGGCTTTAGGTATTTTACAACCACGTAGAGAAGTAACAACTATGAATACACCTAACGCACAATTCATGAACTATTGGCACAAATTTACTTCAAGATATTTCAATGATTTAGCGGAAAATTTTGTAGTATTCTTTATTGCTTAATTTTGAGTGGTGGAATACACCACTCTTTATTTTTATAAAAAGGAGGAATTTAAATGCTTATAAATGGAAGATATCGACTTAAAGATACTTTTAAACTTTTAGTCGACGAACAAGTAACTAAAATTGAAGTAAGTGTTAATTTTGAAGATAGTGCACATGTTCAATATACGGGTATGCAACTATTAAAACAAGAATTGCAATATAAAAGAAAAGACAGTGGAACTTATATAACGGCTTATTTGCAAGACGGTGGTTGGGAAGAAGTAGATTATCCAGACTTAAACTTTGATTGGTACAATCAAGAAATTAGCGATACATTTTATAATTATTTTTATTCAAGCGTTGAATTTGTAGGTATTGACTATGTGTTAAACGGTGGTACACTTGATGAAACATTGACAAATCCATTTTTTAAACCACTAGGACAAATGATATCGTATGGTGATTTCCTAACAAGTACAAAAGTGGGTTATGATTTTGAATATTGGCAACTACCTTCATTTGAGGATGTAAGTATTTTATATGGTTGTAATATTTTTGAACCTATACAAGTAACGGCTATTTTTAAGAAACAACAAGTTAAAATTAATTATATCACAAACGGTGGAATTGTTAAAGAAAATTACCCTAATGACTTTGTTTTTGTTGATTATGGAAGTAAAGTAACTAGCGACTATGCTTATAATTGTATTAAAGAAGGTTATAAGTTTTTATATTGGAGCAGTGAAGAAGGTGTCGACCCTTATATATTTGGCGAACAAATTATAGAAGATGATATAACATTATATGCAAATTATAATATTCAAAGTTATACCATTAATTTTGATATGCAAGGAGGAACACCGCAAGAACCTTCACAAGCAAAGCAATATAACCAATTGGTTAGTGAACCCGTAGATATACCTACCAAAGAAGATTATACATTTATTGGTTGGAGCAAATCAAATATTATGTATAGTGCTTACGATTTTAATACACCTGTAACACACGATTTAACTTTATATGCTTATTGGAGGGCACCCTTGACTAAAGCAACTTTTTATCAAAATAATGCGGAAGATAGTAAAGTTAATAAAGAAAATGATTTAGTTAAAATTTATGAGTGTAATATAATTTTTAAAGATAGTACTTCAATTTTGAACCCTATTATTAAAATTGTTTATAATGAACTTCCATTTTTTAATTATTGCTATATAGACACTTTAAATAGATATTATTATATTACTAATGTTGTATTAACACCTAATAATTTTTATGTGCTTTATTTGTCATGTGATGAGTTAATGAGTTTTAAAAATGAAATTGGAAATTTAGAAGGTTTAATTGCAAGAAATGAATTTGAATTTGACCCTAATTTGACTGATAATGAATTAGTAGTTGATAATAATTCACAACTTGCTTCGGTTGAAAATTTAACGCCACAAAACAATCCTTTTAAACAAACAGTAAATTTACCATTTGTAATTTCTACAATGTCTACAACAGGAGAACAAGGTAGCGACAATTTAAAGTCATGGGAACAAACTTCATTCAATAAAAAATTTTCAGCAAATATTAACACTATAACTAGATTATGTAATCAATGTAGTAAAATAGACCAATCAGTTATAGGCACTTTTTTTGCAAATCCTAATGAATATATATCATCTATTATGTTATACCCTTTTGAAGTTAATAAATTCTTTAGAACTAACACTTATTTTGATAAAATAACAATTGGAAAATCTACTTTTAAACTTGAAAATTATTATTTATCAAATCCACATAATAGTATTAATATTGCTAATTTTAAAATTGAACCTTATTTTAAAAATTATTTAGACTATCAATCACAATATAAAATTTATATACCGTTTTTTGGTTATTTTCAAATTTCACCTCAAATCTTTATGGGTTATTATATAAAGATTGATTTATCTATTGATTTTGATACCGGACAAGCATTATTGCTAGTAAAACGTGGAGAGTCATTAACTGATAATTCAAGGGACGTTCTTATAACAACACAACAAGGAAAGTGCGGTGTTAAAATACCAATTGGTAGTGACGGAACATACAAAACTAATCAGGATTCATTAATTACTAATATAAAAGGTTTAATTGATTATGCGGTGTCAATGGGTGCTTTTGCAATAACAGGTAACCCTATTATAGGTATATTAGGTGGAGCACGTGCGACTAGTAATATGATTATGGGTAATATTAATGCCTTAACTTCTTCCAATGCTATTAAAGGTGAAACAAGTGGTAATGTAAATGATTTGGCTATGCCTTTTGAAATTTACATGTTAGTCACACGTCCTGTCGTTTCTAATTCACAAGATAACTATAAAAAATTATTAGGATTACCACTTAATAAAACTAGATTACTTAAGAACATGAAAGGTTATACACAAGTTAAAGAAATTCACATTGAAAATTTATCAACGGCAACACAAGAAGAAAAAAATAAAATATATGAAATGTTAATTAATGGAGTTATATTGTAATGAAACCTAAATATTATCGCTTAACTAGAATTAGAGAAAAAAGCAAAGAAGTTGGAGGTTGTAAATATTTTGTTATTTTTGGTGAACGTTCAAACGGAAAATCATTTAGTGTATTAGAGTTAATACTTCAAAGATATGTTGAAAGCGGTTATAAAGATGAAGGAGCAATCTTGCGTCGTATGCTTGAAGATTTTAGAGGTAAACGTGGAGCAAGAACCTTTGAAAATTTAGTTAATGAAGGTAGAGTAAAAGAAATCACTAAAGGTAAATTTTCAAAAATTGTTTACAAATCTTCAATGTGGTTTTTAGCAAATTTTGATGAAACTTTAAATAGTGACGTGCTAGACAAAAAACCTTTTTGTTATGCGTTTTCTTTAGCGTCAATGGAACACGATAAATCGGCAAGTTTTCCAAATGTTACAACAATTTTATTTGATGAATTTATTTCAAGAAACGGCTATTTAGAAGATGAGTTTGTATTATTTACAAACACACTTTCAACTATTATTAGATTACGTGAAAATGTTGAAATATATATGTGCGGTAATTCAATAAACCCTTATAACCCTTATTTTGGTGAAATGGGCTTAACTAGAGCCAAACGTATGAAACCAGGCGATATTGATATTTATAGTTATGGAAACAGTAAATTAAAAGTTGCGGTTGAATTTGCCGACGGTATTGGAAAAAATAAGAAAAGTAATGTTTATTTTGCTTTTGATAATCCTAAATTAAATATGATTACAGGTGAAGGCAATACATGGGAAATTGGAATATACCCTCATTTACCTTACAAATATAAATTTGAAGATATATTGTTTATTTACTATATTAAGTTTGAAGGGGAAACGTTGCAATGTGAAATTATTAGAGATGATGAACATAAATGTGTATATACATATATACATAAAAAAACAACACCAATAAGAAAAGAACAGGAAACAGTTATTTATTCACTTGAGTTTAACCCTTCACCAAAATATAGACGTCGAATAAATATGCCTGTCACAAAACTTGAAGAAAAAATTGTATGGTTTTTTAAACTAGATAAAGTCTTTTATCAAGATAACATGATTGGTGAAATAGTACGCAACTATTTAATGGCTTGCGGATTTCCGGTAAAATAAAAATAAAGTGTAAGTTAAACATACTTACACTTTAAATTTTTATATACTTAATACCTTTTAAATAGTCTAAAAATTGTTGACTGATTGAAAGTGAGTATGTAGTACTTTCTAAATGTATGCTTGCAAACTCATGATAATAACCTAATTTACCTGTATAATCTTTTACATAACCTTCATATTCAAAATCTAAATATGTATGCGTTTGTTTACCTGTTGCGTCTTTAGGAAATTCTAACTCGTTTTCAAACGCATTAAAAACTTTATCAACTTGTTTAATATCATCATTTGCAAAATGTTTTAGCAACCACGGTGTTGCGGTTTTTTTATTTACGCCACTTATGGTTAAAGTTAGTTTATCATTTTTTAAATACATGTATCGTTTAGCACCTAATGTCTTAAATTTGTCATAGATACCTTCATCATCCCACACCCCTAATATTTTTTCTACACCTTTAATAGTTTTAGGTTTGTATGCGTCATAAGGTATTTTATGATAGTCTAGGGCTTTTTGAAGTTTATAAATTAGTCTATTATTATACAATTCAAAAAATTGTTTATGTTTGTCATAATTAATAAATTTAAGAGAGTCGGTATCACTATAAATATAATCTTCTTTTAATTCAAAAATACCACTCCAAAGATTTGCACGTGCATAAGCGGTGACAAAAACACCCCATGCATAGAAAAGAAATCTATTTCTTGATTTATTATATTTTGCTATAATTTTATCAATATTTTCAGTTGTGTTTTTTTCTTTATTCCACCCTTCCATATCGTAAATTATTTCATCCCGAACAATATCAGTTACGCAACAACCATATACCGAATTAATCATCCCTTTAGATGATAAGTATTCAACTTCTTTTCCTTCGACGTCCTTTAGGGTTGTTTTATCACTATAAAGTTTTAGGATTGATTTTACAAAATCAGTAGGTAAATACCCTTTTTGATAGTAATAAAATCTTCCTATTTTAAATGATGAAAAAGAATATGTACGTTTGATAATCTCCCAATCAATGTTAGTTATTGATATTATTAGACGTTTTGCGGAAACAATGCGTCCGTTATTTTCAAGTTGATTTTCAAGCCCTCTACATTTTGATGATGAGATATAATTTTCATAGAAAATTAGGCTTTCAACGTCATTTAATTCAACGTCAAACACACAACAATAATTACGTACTTTTTCTTCAAATTCTTGTCTAGTAATATGATTTATTTGTATACCTTTACTCATCGGAAATTTCTCGGCAATCATTACAGTGGGGTATGCGGAAGTCTCATCAAAACTTCTAACATTTTTATACACTTTACCACAATTCATTGCATTTGCATGCGTAAAACCACCCATAAAAGAAGTTTTTAGTAAATCGTATTCATCACTAGTTAGAGTTAATTTTTGCATTAAAGCATAGTATTTGCGTGTTTTGTCTTTGCTAGCCTTTTTATCACCTACTACTTTATAACAAGCCTTGCGACAATAATTACGCACATAACCCGTTTTGGTAAGAGGTATTTTTGTAATATCGCCATCATTTGTAATTGTTTCATCAATGTAGTATAATATAATTAAAACGTCGTGAATACAATAATCTAACTCTTCTTGTGTAAGTGGTGTAGTTGAGTGACGTATTTTAGAATAATCTAGATCACCTACTAATTTTTCAATTTTATGTTTTGTTAGATTTTTGGCAACAACACTTAAAGAATAACCACTTAATTGATAACTACAACGATATTCTACTCCGTCAGTTGTAATCGCCTTTAATACTTTTCTTTCTTCAATTGCAAACACTTTATCAAAAGTATGATAACCTCTTATGAATTGAAAATCAAAAGCAAGGTTGTGAACATAAATTAATAGATTAATAGCGTTTGTATCAAAAATATTAGTTATCATATTATATAATTCTTGATATTCTTCAAGTTTTCTTCCAATTATAATTAAAGTTTCACCATTTGAATATATGCCAAAAGTCCACTCATACACAATACCTCTTTTTACATAGTCTTTAATTTCATTTTTATTTATATCATCTAAAGATAAAGAAGTTTTACCCGTTTTTAAATTTTGATAAAAAGAGGAAGTTTCCGTGTCAAAACCGCAAGCAAAATTATAGTAGTATTTTTTACCTTTCTTACTTATTTTTGCTTTAGATTTTATACGTTGTAAAACCTCCTCAATTTTTGTTTTATTAGATGAAAAAATTAGAATTTCCATTGAACCGCTCTAAATCTTTGAGGGCTTCTTCTTGTTGTCTTTTATATAATTCATCAAATTTTTCATTTAATCTATTTGTATACCATTCAGCACTATGTCTTTTATCAGTGTTTGAAAACATTATAGCAATATCTTTTTGAAGTTGATAACTGTCATAATCATTACGCAACTCGGTTATTCTATTATATACTTCCCAAAATTTATCTTTCATTGCTTTGCTAGCGTCATTATAGGACCATGTGATTTGATTGTTTGAATCTAAATCGGCTAGTCTTTTATCAACACCTGTAAGAATTTTTTTAACACCCTCAAACGTTGAACTTTTAAGTTTCATTATATTGTATGCGGTTGTAATTTGTTTCAACATTTGATTACGTGTCATTTTTTCTATATCTTTTGAAGTCGTATATTTAACACCGCTTTTTAATGATTGTTGGTATAAATTAAATGCTCTTGATTGAGAACTATACCCTTTAGTTTGTAATGTTTTCATTCTTCTATTCATATTTCTTGAAAGGACTTTTGAAGTTTGTATTAAGTCATCTTTTGTCATTTTTGACAAATCAGTGTAGTCAAGGCTAAGTATCTTTTTTAATGTAAGATTTTTTGCCATAAAGAATTACCTCTTAAAAAGGTAATTTATCATTTTGTTTTGCAAAATCTTCTAAAGTGTTTGACTTCCATTCTTCTTGTTGCATATCGCTCCAATTTTTAATAACTAGTGTTAAAATTTCAATATTCTTTTCTTTATCATATTTTTTAGAAATGAAATAATCATTTGGTTTTAAATCAATTGTGATAGGAAAAGATAAATCTTTCTTTAACATTTCTTTATTAAACAATTCTTTATCTTCTTTGTAAAAACCTATATTAAAATAATGGTCAGTGTTTGTTTTTGTGTCTTCTTTTCTTAAAATGCCTTTTAGAACGGGAAATTTATTTCCGTCTTTCTTTGAAATATACTTTTTTTCATAAATAAAAATTCTCATGTGTTTTTCTCTTTCTCTCACTTTGGTAGGTAGCACCTATTTTTAATTTTAAGGTTTTGTTTTTAATTGTTAAGCCTTATAAACAATATCAAAATCTCTACAACGATAATAGCCGTATACTTTCATTAAATAGTCTAATTCTTTTACTCGAATATTTGTTAAACTATCTAATTCAATTTTATGTAGTATTGGCTTTATATAGTTTCTTTCATCTTCCGTGATATTTTCAGTAGGGGTTAAGCATTTTACTTTACCGCGACGGATTGCTTTAATCATTTCTTGTCGTGAGTGAAAATGTAACTCTACTTCGTAAATATCATTTTTATATACATATAGCATTGTTTTTTACCTCCTTTCTTAATATTCGCCGATTTTAATTTTATATGAAACATACTTTATTAACTGCTTTAATTTATATGTTTTATAATTAGAACCTTTTTTAAATTTCTTATATTTTTTAATACTCTTTTTTATTAAATCGTTCTTATGTTTAAAACAAGTTAATATAACAGTTACTATTGTGCCAAATTTATCAATTACTAAATAGTCATTATACAATGCTCTTAAAGGCTCTTTTAATTTAAATTGCAAACGAGTGTAATAATCAATTATGCACCTATTGTCTTCATCAATTTTTACTAAAAATAAGTCTTTACTAACTTTTCTACATGGTTTAAGTTTATCAATTAGTACTTTATTATCAATAACAAATAAATATGTTTTCTTTTTCATTAGTCATCCACGTCAAAATAATATTTTTTTAAATTTTCTTCGCCAATTTCTTTAATAGCATTTACACAGTCTTCTCTTGTTGTAAAATAAACTTCAAAAGGTGATTCTCGTACACACATGTGATAAGTAATTTCTATTTTATTATCGGTACTATCATAATATATTACATATTTTTCTTTATCACAATTATTAAATTTAACATTTGATAATGATTGTAACTTATTAATAATTCTTAATTTATTAAGCATACTTTCAGCGTCTTTTTCATCTTTAAAAACATTATTAAAATTTAATTTATCAATATCAACACTTGCATATGGCATAAAAGTGTCATATAGTACATGACCTGTTGCACTTATATAATAGAATTTATCAGTAAATTTAGGCGACCATTTTTCTTTTTGTGATGGACCTACATACAACCAATCACTTGCTAATAAATCTTCTTCATAACCAATAAATTTTTTAATAGGTTTAACAATTTTACCTAAATAAAATCTAACAAGGCACCCTTCATTTAGACCGTAAGAAACGCCTTTATTGTACACCTCTCTAGTAATCAAACCTCCTTTTTTTAGATATTCTTCATCAATTTCAAAAAATTTCATGTTTTTTCCTTTCTCGCTCTCTATTTTAAGGGCTTGCGACCTTCATTTGAAATGGCTAGATTAAGAAAGGCAATTATGCCTTTTGTATTTCCATTATAATATCATAATGTAAACTTTCATAATAATCAATCATACTACAATATTCATCATAATTTAAATTTACTATTGCTTTATTATTTGAATAACAATATACTTCATCATCATCTTCATTAAATGTATGTAGAAACATTACAACGTCTTTAGTTTCAAAATGTTGTAAAATTATGCATTCTTTTTCAGTCATTATTTTTCACCTCCTTTTAACACAATCATAATAATCACCACAATATGCAAACATTAACTTATAACCATTTTCAATCAACGTATCACACATATTATAATACATGTCAAATGATATTATTAAAGGGTTATTATAATCATAATCAATAATTACATTTACATTGCGTTTTTTATTGTCATCTTCTAAAACTCTAATCTCCCTAACACCGTCTTTACTTTCAAATCTTAAATGTTTAATTATTTTCATTTTCTTTACCTCTCTTTATTTTATACCACCATTATACACCTTAATAAATTAAAATGCAAATAATATGCTCTTAAATATTAAATAATTTATTTATTATTTATACTACCATTATACACCTTAATAAATTAAAATGCAAATAA